CTAGAAGAGCGCTAAGAACACCTCTTGCACCTTCAAATCCTGTCAAACCATCAATTGCTAATGGTGAGTACAGTGCATTTTTCATATTAAAAATGGAGCTTCTTTTTTTTGTTTTACTAGCCATAGTTTCTCCTTAACTTATTAATTTTATTTGTTGAGGTTTCTGAAATATTTTTCCATACAATCCACCAAGACCCATTACTGTGCTTAATGCAGTTTGGAAAGGACTAGAAGATTGAGGTGTTGCAAATTGTGCAGGTGCCATTCCACCAGCAAGACCAGTAATACCTGATGCATATTGTGATAGTCTTCCATAAGGTTCGTAAGCTTGTGATTGTAATTGTTGTTGCTGTGCATTTAATAACGCTTGTTCATAACCTTGTCTCATTGAACCAAGATTTCCTAGTGCTTGTATATCTGCACCCATTCCTGTTCTTGCAAAATCAGATAGACCTAGTTGAGTTTGACCCACTCCTAATTGTTGTCTAGCAATGTTTTGTTGATTCATTAAATTTTGTTGTCTTTGTCCAAGTGCATCCGTGTAACCTTGTTGTAATAATCCTGCTCTAATACCTGCTCTATTAGCCAGAGAGTCTGCATCGTATTGCCCCAACATTGCACCTTCTCTACCACCACCAAAGTTTCCAGTTCCAACAGCAGCATCTTGAATAGATTGTCTGCCGCCTTGTCTTGATATATCGTACTGTCTTAAAGTCTCATCAATAACTGCTCCTTGATATGGAGATGTGTAATCTGTTAATTGTTGACCAGTCATTGGTCCTGTTAAAGCACCTAGTCCACCAACAGTCTGTGCTGCTTGACCCGCTGCAGTCTGTGCTGCAGATAAATAAGGTTGATATGAACCAACACCTTGTGTTGCCATATTATAAGCTGCCGTTTGTGCAGGATCTTGTCCAGCTATAAACTGTGATCCCATAAACGTAGACGTATCAAGTGGCGCTGAATACGTCGCCGTCATCTGACGGGCTAAATCTTTTGATGTATCCTGTAAATAATCTGGTAATGCCATTATGCTATCCTCGATTGTAACATTTGTTGTTGATCGTACATTGCTTGCGCTCCTTCTAAGCCTTGCGACTCTTCAGAAACTTCTCCACCTTGTTCTAAGTTATCCATTAAATTTTGCATAACTTCTGAGCCTTTATCTATATCGCCGCCTCCTGCATTTCTAACAGCATCTGCAGTAAATACAAATTCATTTTTTGATAATCTAGCAGGAACATCATCTGCTCGTTCTTCTCCACCTAAATCTACAAAGCCACCAGTCTCCCTATAATCTTTTTCTTGACCACCCATGTCAATCATTTCTGATGCTTCTTCAGTTTCCATGATCCCACCTTCTTGTTTACCTTGTCTTCTATACATACGCATAGCTGCTTGTGGATTGTAGTTATATTCATCTTCGTCTTCACCCATAAGTCCACCATTAGCAGCCATAGCCACTTCTTGTGGTTGCTCCATGCCTTGACCTTCTTGTTGCTGTTGCATAATTGCTTGTACGAATTGTTCAAAAGTTAATGTGCCACCTTGGTTTTTATATTTTACAAATTCTGCCATCAGCATTTGTTCTATTTGTTCTTGTCCTGGCTCTCCGCCATTCATTAATCCTGCTCTTCCACCATCAGCTGCATAATAATTTCTATCTACAAATTGTTTGTTAGGCATAAAAGATAGTGTGCTTCCTGTTGGATTTCTATAATAATTTCTTGCTTGGTTTCTTATGTCGGCAATACTTGAAGGAATTTGTGTCCATGATTCTTCATCAACTTCTTCTTCATCACCTTTCATTAAGAATGGTGCTGCTAAAGCTGCGCCAGTTAAACCGGTCATTGCTGTTCTTCCTACACTAAATTTACCTTCAGGACCATAAAACAAACCCGATAATAATCCTCTTTTACCTGTAGCATTAGTTGCAGCAGGTCGAATTAAATTCATAAGGTTTCCAAAACGAGCCATTCCTTGGCCACTACTAAACATGCCCGAACCACCTAAGAATTTTGCTCCACCTAACCCATAAGCACCTAGACCTAATAAAGCAGCCTTACCTATGGGGCTTTTAACAATCTTTTTAACACCACGAACAGCTTTTTTAACTAAGCTTCCTAATCCGTAGAGTTGTCTGGGTTCTTGCATTCTAGAAATTGCCATAATTTTACCTTAATCTCCTACTTTACTTTGTTTTACTCATTAAATCAAGAGGCGGCATGATGACCTTTACATCTTGTGCCATGTCTTCGTTCTTATAACCTTTAGATTCCCAGTCTTTTCTGTCTTTAAAAAGCTCTCCAGTTTCCTTGTGTCTGTAAGTTAATTCAATTGTTGCATTCTTTATTTCCATTAGTCTGTTTTCTCCTTTTTAATGTTAAGATAACTAATACCAAACACCACACCATCAGACACGGTTCCTGCGGTAGTGTAGGACAATTTAGTGCCCCCTTCTACAATCAAAGGTAGGGTTAATATTTCTACACTAGCAGCCGTTGATAGGGTTTGAGTATGTACTATCTCAAATGCATTGTTTTTAATTGTAACAGTGGGTGTATTAGATCCTGATTTATTAGTAACTCGTAATGACCTAACAATCACTGTTTCATTCACTCCTGGTTCTAACATATCAACAGACTCAGCTGATGTAGTTGTTTTACCATAAAATTTATATTCATTTATTACTGCCATTATGCGTCTAAGAAAAAAGTCTTAGCCTCTATTTCTTGTTTAACTTCATCTTGAAATGAAGAGTTTAATTTTGTTATGACACCGTCAAGGTCCCTGACTAATGACTGTAGATTAGCTCGGCTATATTCTTCTTGCGCTCTAGTTAATGATTGTACAATCTTTGCCATTATAATATACTTGCTAGTCCCCCTAAATTTAAATAGACTCTTCCACCAGTTGCCATCATTTCTTTTCCACCACCTGTATCAAAACCGCCCTGCCTAGAACCACTCCACCCTGTATCTGTATGCGGATTAGCAGTGCCCCCAGAATAACTCTTATCAACAGCAGGATTAACTGTAGATGAAATAACATTTCCGCCAGAATCTTTTACATTCTTTTTCTTGTGCAAGTTCATTTATCATTGCTTCTTCTTGATTTATCTTGCCTTGAACTCTAGCAATGTCTGCTCGTCTTCTAGCTTCGTTTTTTTGCTGTACTATTTCGTTTTGTTTTTGCTTGTTAATTTGTTGATTTCTAAAATTCCATTTTGAAATATTCATTTTATTCATCTGGTTCCAATAATCTGCTTTAGGACCTACAAACATTCCTTGTTCCTCATCCCATTCTGCACCATCCTCTGCTAAAGTCTTACTTGCAAAATGTTCATTTAATGTAGTAAGATCATCCCTTACCGCTTCAGCATAATTTCCAAATAAACTTTCAACATTTAATCCAAAAGGATCTTTGTTTAATCCAGAAGTGTTTTCACCAAATACTGTTGGACCTCTATACCCAGAGCTTTGTTTTATAAATGCTTGATCCAATGGAGATAATGATTCAAAGTTTTGAATACCAAATTTATTTAAAAAATTACCTAGTGTTGGTATTTTTCCCATAAAAGCAGCGAGCCCTTCTTTAGTGTTTTGCAAACCTTCTTTCATTTTACCTGCGCTTGTAAGGCCTAAAGGTATGTCTTGGTTTGCCGCAAGATACTCTCCTGCGTCTACAGGATTAACGTCCTGTTGATAAGTCGGCATTCCAAAAAATGTATCTTGTATTCTTTGATTATAAGTTGCATCAACCAAAGGAGTAGGTTGTTTTCTCATATAATTTTCAGTAGTTAAACGATTAAAATCATTAAAATTTATATTACCTGCTTGAAGAGCACCTCCTCTATTCCCAGCATTAGTAAATGCAGTAGTGTTAGGTATTCCATATGATGTTGTTACTTCTTCTTCTGTGCCAGAAGTAGGGGCTGTGTAGTTTAGAAGAAATCGATTTTGAGGTAAAAATTTATTGCCTGCATCATATCTTTCCTTATCAACACCTGTATAAAACGTAGCCATTACCTTCTTCCTCCTGGATGTATATCTAATCTAAATGTACCTAGTTTCCAATCTTCATTGCTACCTGTGTTNGCTACTTTCATAGCAATAGATCTTGCTCTTAATCTTGTATCTTTTTTAGTAGTGGTTGAATCAACACTAAAGTTTGTCGTAGTACCCGTGCTGTTTGGATAATCTCTAGTTGTAAAACTAATTTGAGTGTTGCCTGTCTGTGAAATAAAATCTGGTATAAACCTACTAATTCTCATTATAAATTCTCCATCACCTCTAAGGTCAGGCATACCTACAATTTGTCCACCACCTCTAGCTGATTTTTGAGTAATGTCAAAATCACCAGAAGTAATAGTTCCAATTACTGCTGTAACGGCTCCGCCAGCATTAATTTGATCGGTCCCTGTTTCCTGTTTATAGTATACAGTACTTCCGTCCGTATTACCAGTTACATCAAATGAGGCATCGTCTGAAGGACTATAATAAGTAGCATGTGGTTTAGCAAAAACAGCTGAATCCTGCCACGCTGCTCTAGGTAAAGTACCTGTTGTCCATATGGGTCTTTTAATTGTAGAGTCTAAATAGTTATAAGTAACTACTCTATTAATTGCATCCGAAGCAGCAGTACAATAAAACCAACTTATTTCTCCAAACAAATTATTTAATCCACAGTTTACAAGATCTCTAGAAGTAGAGTTTAAATCATCATAAACATGATCTTCTACTAAACAAGGTAAAAGATTTTAATTGACCATCATAAGCAAAAAATCCAATTTTCAGACATCCAATAAGCTGTGCCATCAACCTCCATACAAGCATTTTTTTCCTAGCAATCCCACAGTTAGTACCAACTTGTTCAAACGAGAAAGTAAAGGGTTGACCAACAAACTTCATTAGAAACAAAGCTGTATCTGTCCATACATAAATTGCATCCCTACCTTTAATAGCTCCCATAATCATAGAACCATCAGCAAGTCTCTGTGTGCCGGCCGTGTTGTTTGCTTTAACTGTATAAGAATCTGATTGATCAATACTCTCTTGAGAAGAAAATCTTAAAAACATATCATCTTGAGTTGTAGTTGTTCCAATTGTAGTTTCTGTTCCAAAAAATACTAAGTGTCTATCGGGTGTAGATACTAATACATGACGTGATGCTGTAGGTGCATTTGATAATACTGTAGCTCTAATATTAACCGCACCGGCTGCCGCTGCATCCCATTCAAAACATTTACCGTTATAAATAAGGGCAATTAATTTTGTTCCATAGTTGTCTAATACCCATAAACCTGGATCAATAGTAAAGTCAGCAGAAGATGCTTCACCCCAGGCAACATAATCAGATATGTTTGTTACTGTATCTCCTCCACTATGTGACGCTTTGGTTGTACCATTAACTTCTCTAGCACCACCACTTAAAATATTTGTAGAAGTATTATTAGCTGCAAAACTTATGTCTTCTGAACCAATTCTTATTTCTCCTGAAGATGGAAAAGCTGATGAGTTAGTTAAAGGAATATCAGTTACAGCGTCATTAATACCAGAAGCTAGTGTTGTAGTTGCTGGACCCAAAGCTGTACCACCAAACAATCCTGTACCCCAACCATAACCACCTAATTGTTGAGAAGGCCCTACTGTATAATAACATAATACAGAGGTGCTGTTTCCATCACTTGTAGTTAAAGGCGTTCCTGATTCTTGAGTATCCATCGTGATTGTAAAAGTATCTGTAGTAGGAACAGAAGTTACCATAAATTTTTTGTCTTCAAAAGTAGCGTCACTATAAGTTGACCCAGCAGGTACTCCACTAACAGAATCAAACATAACAATATCATTTTCACCTAAACCATGAGATCCGGTACATGTTATTGTAACAGTTGTTGATGAAGAACTACTTGAAAATTTTGCACCTGTTAAAGTAGTTCTAATTGGATGAATGTCATAATACACTCCTCCCGAATAAACATATAAAATTCTATTAGTTCCTATGGCTGCGTATTTAATACCGGCGTTGTCATCCCAATGATGAATAGCTCTAGCTGCACCAGTTAGTTTGTCATCACCTAACTGAGTCCATCCGCCTATTTTTTCTGGGGTACCATATCTAAATCTAACATTGTCACCATCAAACCATTGACCTTCAGCCCCGGTTTCTGTAACCTGTTTGTTGAATCCTGGTAAAAAACCTAATTTTTGTAACATATAACTCCATCATATTATGCCTTCACAAAAGACGGAAGACCTAACATCGGCCTTTTGTCGAACCTATTTTTTTCAGCAAAAGGACCATTTACATGGTTATAATGAAGAAATACTTGGCCGCAAGTATTACCTTCAAATGGTTCTCTCCAATGCTCTAATTCACACCCACTATATACCAGCATATCGCCAACATCAAGTAGGACTTTAGTGCCTTTGGGAGCGTTAGGTTTATGTATATTTTTATATTCATCTATTACTGTGTCTTGACCTGTGCCATCTATAAATATAGGCCATGGGTCACCCCCTAAATTAAGGGTAGTTGAAACCTCACAACTAGGTCGATCTTTATGTCTCTTTAAAATATCGCCTTTTTTATAAGCTCTAGCATAAGAATAAGTAGGTATTAAATCTAAGCCTGTGTGTTGCTTCATTACAGGAAGCATCTTAACCATAAGAGTTTCCATTACAAAATCTGCATAACACGAATAGGTATTAGGTATTTGCTGGTCGGTCCATGTTCCCAGGATAGAAGATTGTGAATGTATATTATTTTTATACATAAAATTTACAGCCTCTCTTTTAAGAAGAAAATAATTAAGTATAAAATTAGCCATTTCATAAGATAAAGCTTTCTTTATTACTTGATATTTATGGTCTCTAAACATTAAATCCTTTCTGTATAAAATTAAAACTCACAGATATTCTTATATCATTAGATTCGTTAGGGTCAACACAATGCCACAGCCAAGCTGGAAATATAATTATTCTACCTTCTAATGGATTTACACGAACTTCTCTCCATAGATGTGAAGGTGGTTTTCCTTCTTTTCTTCTTGGCATAACCATATGTGCTCCAGATCTTGGGTCGTTAAATATTATCTGTCCAGAATTTTTTGGTGCTTTAATATAGTACACTCCACTAAAATGACTATTAGGATGTAGATGTGGCCTATTGTATCCTCCAGGTGGGTTTATATTAGCCCACATATTCCCCATAAGAGGTTCGCTATCTAACCACTCTTCTTGAAATATTTCATTTTGCATTTTAAATAATTCATCAACTAAAGGTTTAAACATTGGTATTTCGTGCATATTGGTTTGACTATGCCATCCATTCATATTAGTTCTTTTAATTCCTTTGTCTCTATTGGCCCAAGCAAGAACTTCTTTTTCAAGAAATCTGTTATCTAAGTTAACATCTTTAGCATAAATAATAGTTGGAAAGTATGCAGCTTTAATCATCATTTAAAAGGTGTTCCCCCAAACCACATAACTAAAGATTTTCTGTTGCCACGTATAACGGGTGTAACTCTATGTCTTATAAAAGAAGCAAAAAATATAGCATGACCTTGTTTAAGTTTTGTAGTTTTACCCTCAGACATTAATTCTAAATCACCACCTTCAAAGTCAGATTCAGGAGATAATAAACAAGTCATTGATATCTTTCGAACTGGTGGTTCGTGTGCACAGTTTACATCATTGTCTACATGCCATTCATAAAACCCACCTTTTGGGTACTCTGTGTACTGTGCATATTCGGTTAATGTCATTCCATCAAAACCAAAATGATTACCATTGGTAGTCTTCATAATTTTTTCAATATCTTTATACATGTCTGGCATTTTTTTAAATGGGATCCAACTAATATGTGATGTTCTAGTTTTAGTATCTATCTTTCCACCTTTAATACCTTTTTCATTTCCAACCGCTGCATCTTGTTTTGGTTCGACCCTTCCTGCTTCAATAATCATTTGACATTGTCGAGGTGTAAATATTGGATTAGTAGTTTCAACTATAAAAGATTTCCATCTTGGTTCTGTTATCATATTAATATCCGTATTCTACCCATCCCGTTATTATATATTTATCATTCGATAAAGGTGGGTTGCCTCTATGAACGTGTGTAAA